AAGGTGCTCGTTTTAGCGCAGACTGGGAAGGTGGAGCTTTTTCTGCCGATGTAGGCACAGATAAAAACACTCCCTTCTATTCTCAGCTACTGAACTTTGATCCCAATAACGTAGGCCTTGCTCCTCTTCCCTCGATGATTGTAGTACAGGGAGATGACCGAATGAAAGTTGCTGATATTGGAGTTCCTCAGGCAGAAAGCCGTAACGACACTTTAGGTTATTCTCTAACTTTCGACTTTGGAATAAAATCTATCACTTCCTATCGAGAGATTACCTCTGAACAATGGGATAATAGCGGTGGAGCCCATAGAGTTCCTGCGCCCAAACCAGATGGCGTTTTTAGCCGTTACAGTCTTTCGAAGCTCGGCCAGAATCAGATATCACAAGAGTTTCAGCTTGTAGGTTCCACTGATACTATTGATTATGTAGCAGGAGTTTACTACTTCAAAGAGAATGCTTGGGAAGAAGCTGCTACTCCTTCTACAAACAGATGGAACAGCGACTTGACTGATTATACAATTAACGATCCTGCTACTTGGGCATATGAAAACTGGAAAATTGATCGTGGCTCTCGTGCTACTTCAACCTCAATAGGTGTTTTTGGTCAAGCAACATGGAACTTGTCTAACTGGCATTTTACTCTCGGTGGACGTCAAACAAATGATCAGAAGAAAGGACGTCTCTATAAAGTAAAAGGTCTTGATGCTGAGTGGGATATGAGTCTAGACACATCTCGTTTTAATCCTCTTGCTGTTGTCGCTTGGGATGCTACAGAAGACCTAAATATATACGCCAAGTATGCTACAGGTTATCGCTCAGGCGGTGCATCTTCTCGTTCATTAACATTTAGAGAATTTGGGCCTGAAGACGTAACATCGTATGAATTAGGTACGAAGTATGAACGTGATAGAGTCCGTGTGAATACTGCATTGTTTACAATGGACAGAACGGGTTCACAGGTTGATTTTAGTCAAGTAAATTTTGATCCTATTACACAATCTACTCGCAACACACTTGAAACTCTGAACGCCCCCGGAGTTACAGAAATTAATGGATTTGAAGTTGATAGTCAATTAGCTCTTACAGACGAGCTGCAAGTAAGAGCAGCTTATACTTACACTGATACGCAAGTACCTGATACTGTAAACCCATTCAATGGTGAACTGCAAGAAGTATTCATTGTATTCACTCCTAAGAATGTATATAACGTAAGTGCTGACTATAGCAAATACTTTAGCAAGTTTGTTATGAATGCTCATTTTGATGTGAGCAAAACTGATGCTGCTTATGCGTTTTCAGAGTATGCACTCATGAATGACGCGCACATTATTGCGAATGCTAGTTTGTCTTTTGAATATGGCGATGGGTGGGCTCAGTTGTGGGTTCGTAACTTAACTGATGAAGCATATGTTTATCGTAGAGACCCGCAAAAGGATGACAAGTTGGGTACATACGGTAACTTCAATGCGCCCAGGACTTATGGACTTACTGTGGGTTATAACTTTTAAGAGAATTAAACATATAACTAAACCCTCGGAAAAAATTTTTGTTGACATTCACCTCCTTCCACGATATAATAGCAAAATGATATCAATAGCTCTTACACACGAAAAAGACTCACCCACATTCTCTCAGCAGATGCTAGAGAATCAGTGGTCTTATCTCTTCGAGATAGTCGTTCCAGACAAAATCTACATTCTCTGTCTACACGACCATGAAGACTCCTGGCTCAATGATCCCTCGATCAATAGCAAGTATCAACTTATTACAAGCTACGACGAAATCACAGAGCCTCTCACGTATATCACACCTACAAATGCCCGTAGTCTTCCCGGAGAAACCTCCCTCGTGAGCTATACGCATCCAGAGACAGCCTGCTACGTTTTCGGCCCAAATGACTCTGACCTTACCTCTAGCACGCCCGGAGATAAAGTCTACATTCCCCAGTCCGCTGACTGGCAGTATTATAACTGGGTAGCCGCAGCTATCACGTTCTACGACAGACTCGCAAAAAATGGCAATACTTGATAACAGAACATCCCTAGAAGCCTACGATAACACACTCGCCACAGGCGATTATCTAGCAACTTCTTCAGCCGCAGTTGATACGGAAGTATTCTATCAAGGCGATCGTTCGATTGCCGAAAATATGAATAACTCTACAAGAGCGGTTGTTTATAACTTCGGATCTACTCAAAATTTCTCAAACAATATATTCTATCTTCTCATTAACTGCGGTGTTGTAAGTAACCTTCTCTCAAAGTCCGCAGGAGGTTTTAGAATTCGTTTCTGTGGTGGTGCAAATGAAGCCGCAAACTTCTTCGAAGTCTATGTAGGCGGAAATGATTCCTGGCCCTCCTCTTTCATCGGAGGCTGGACAATGTTCATTGTAGACATTGAAACCGCAAGAGCCGATGCCATCACAAATGGCTGGACAAACGGCACCGTTCCAGCAACTTCAGCCATTCAATGCGTAGGATATGCTGGAGAAACCTCCACGATGATTCGTACCGCCGATAATACTTGGTGGAACGGATTCTGGAGACTTCCAGCGAATACGCCAGGTATTATCGTAGAAGAGCAAAACACTGGCTCTGTAGACTGGACTTTTGCCGATATACTTTCCACAGCCCAAACAAACTTCTGGGGATCTTTTAGAAGCTCAGACGGAGGCGCATACGTTTGTAATGTTCCTATTCAGATAGGAAACACTACGGGGTCTCTTACTCACGGATTTTCTGATACGAACCAAACGCTTCTCTGGGAGACACCCGAATTTTTCGCCGACGGAAGATATGGTATTTCTATAGTAGGTGCGGCAACAAGTACAACTACAGTAACTCTCGGAATCAAAACAGGTACGGGTGACGATGCTACAGGCGCTCAAGGTGTATTGATACAATCTGATGCCACTCAGAATACTCGGTGGTTTCTTGACGCTTCAGATGCAAATGTAACTTTTAATGCCTATGGTTGTACTTTTAATCATGGAGAAACTTTTACAATAACGGGAGATGCGGAAGTCATTTCGACTACGATTATTAACTCCTCTTCCTATGTACAGTCTACGAGCGCAACAGATGGCAGCATATATCTTAGAAACTCAGTAATTAATGCCGCAACGGCGGATGGCGTGGCTTTCGTAAAAACCGTTGATATGACGGATATTAAGTATAGCTTATTTGAGTTTTCAGACGGTCATGCGATAGAACTTACGACTCCTCGAACTGCGAGCCAGATCTCTCTTGGAAATACTTTCTCTGGTTATGGAGCTACTGGCTCTCCTGCAACGAATACAGATGCTGCTGTTTATAATAATACGGCGGGAGCCGTCACAATTTCTGTAACCTCTGGAGATGCTCCATCTTACCGAAATGGAACCTCAGCTTCTACTGTAGTGACCGCCTCAGCGGCGTTTACCGTAAAGAATGTAATTGCAGGCTCCGAAGTACGATTTATTGACCTTGCTTCCCCCGTGACAGAGCTTGCAGGTGTAGAAAATATTGGACTATCCCCAGAAGGTCTCTCAAACGTGACAACTGCAGCCGACACCGAAAACCCCGGTAACTTTACAGTTACTTATACTTATGACCAAGCGGATGCACCGATTAGCACATCTATTAAAGTTCTTAGCCTCGCTTATCAAATTGAAGAAGTTGACGTAACACTTGGTACGAGTGGAGGAGAACTTTTAGTTCAGCAGCGTTTGGACAGGAATTATGACAACCCACCATAAATAATTCTTGACATTTTGGTCAACTTGGGGTAAAATTCAAAAATGGATATCGTAAAAATAGCACCAGAAAATTTGGAGGTGGCAAATGCCTACCTTTCCACTGGAAGCGCCCTTGTAGCTGCTGAGCAGCTCGGGGTGTCTCCAGATACTGTGTATGCTATTATTGAAAAGTCAGATGTAAAAGAGTATATGAATCAGGTCTACTTAGACCAAGGCTACCGTAATCGTTTTAGACTAGCAGAATTGTTAGACGAGATTATTGAGAACAAGATAGAAGAAGCCCGCGAATCTGAAGTATACTCGTCAAAGGACTTAGTAGACATCATAGGACTGGCACATAAAATCTCTCAAGATCACAGCAAAGCAACTGCCTCTACTGCCATCACGAAGCAAAGTAATACACAAGTGAATGTGTATGGTGATGGTAACTACGGAAAGCTCATGGAGAAGTTGTTAGGTGACAGCACAGGATGATCTAGATAATCTATGGATTGAACACAGAGTATTACGGCAAGACTTCTATACCCATGAAGCGGTAGTCGAAGAACGCTGGAAGACTGTGTTTAATGAACTTAGAGAGTTTCAGGAGAGCACGAAACAGGCTCAGAAGGAGCTCAAAGACCGCGTAGACACATTATATAAGCTGATGTTAACCGTAAGTGGTTCACTCATTCTTATGTTGCTCGGCGCGTTAGTTACGGGAGTCTCATTATGATTTATCAAAAAGGCAATGCCTGGAAGATAAGCGGCTCAGCACAAAAATACGCTACAAAAAAGGATGCGGAAAAAGCATTAAATGGAAATATCGAGAAAGGACATAGTGACAGACAGGATTCTTCCGAACGGGAGCTTCCTGAAAGTACCGATAGCTGGTTACTTGGAGCTGCTTGGGATACAGCCAATACCGTCGCAGATAGCGATAATTAATGCGCTAAACAATCCGAAGTATAGATTTGTAACAGCTGCACTTGCTAGACGGCAAGGTAAGACTTATATAGCGAACATAGCTGCACAGTGTGTGGCTCTTTGTCCCGGCTGTCATGTTCTTATTGTATCTCCAAACTATAATCTCTCGCAGATTAGTTTCGACTTACAAAGAAATCTGATTAAGAAATTTGATTTAGAGGTTCAGAAGGATAATGCTAAGGATCGTGTAATAGAATTGCCTAACGGCTCTACTATTCGTCTTGGCTCGGTGAATCAAATTGATTCAGTAGTAGGTCGTTCTTATGATTTTGTCCTCTTTGATGAGGCTGCTCTTGCTGATGGCGAAACTGCTTTCAACGTGGCTATTCGACCGACTCTCGATAAGCCCGGCAGCAAAGCTCTATTTATCTCTACTCCTCGTGGTAGGAATAATTGGTTTAGCAAGTTCTTCAATCGTGGCTTCAATAATGATTATCCTGAATGGGCTTCAATAAAAGCTACTTGGCAGGATAACCCGCGAGCTTCAGAATCAGATATTGATGAAGCGCGTCGTACTATGAGCGAAGCTGAGTTTAAGCAAGAGTACGAAGCAGACTTCAATATATTTGAGGGGCAAGTATGGAACTTCGATTATGACGAGTGCGTAGAAGACTTATCAGAGTTTATTCCTAGTCGATGTGATATTATAGCTGGTGTGGACGTAGGCTTCAAAGATCCCACCGCCTTTGTCGTTATAGCATATAACGAATCAGATGATAAATACTATGTACTCGAAGAGTACTATGCAGCAGAGAGAACAACTGAGGAACATGCGGGTTACATCAAGGAAATTGCAGACCGCTGGCAAGTTGACTACATATTCATAGACGCTGCTGCGCAGCAAACAAGATTCGACTGGGCGCAAAATTACGACTTGACTACGATAAATGCAAAGAAGTCTGTACTCGACGGAATAGGACACGTAGCGTCCCTCGTAGACAACAACAGACTTATTGTTCATCAAGGATGTCACAAAGTGCTGGAATCTCTTGACCAGTATAGATGGGACCCAAACCCCAATCTTATGCGGGAAAAGCCCGTGCACAACGATGCGAGTCACATGGCAGATGCATTGAGGTACGCTTTATACACTTATAAGACTACTGCTTATACCTTTTAAGACCTTCAGAAAAATTTTTCTTGACTTTCAGCTCACCACTAGATATAATTACAAAAATAATGACAAAAGCAGGACTAAAAAGAGACCCAGTAAAGTACATAAGGGATAAAGCTAAGTCTAAATATAATAAAGGGCCAGAATGCCAAATATGCGGAACCAAGGCCCGTTTAGACTTTCATCACTTTTATACATTAACGATGATGTATGACAAGTGGATTAAGGAAAAGAAACAAGCAAGGCCAGAACATTATACGAACGAGTACATTGTTATCTGGCGAGACGAATTTATAGAAGATCACTGGGCAGAGCTGTACGATGAAACAGTCACCCTCTGCCACGATCATCACTTACAATTACACTCCGTTTATGGGAGGAACCCGCCACTTCATACTGCAGCAAAGCAGAAAAGGTGGGTAGAGAGACAAAGAGAGAAATATGGCCTGGTATGACTTCTGGAATAGAGGGGATAAAGTAGAAAAGCTAAACCCCGCCCAGGAGGAGATCGTAGTAAGCCTAGAGGGTGCAGGCCCGATTGGCTCACGCGAGCTTCCAATGAAGTACACTGCGTACTATGAACATTTGGAAGTTGTAAATCGCGGAGTCAATATGATAGTAGATGATGCAGCGGAGATTCCTCTTTACATAGGGGAGCCCATTAAAGGAGCAAAGCCTGTAACTCAAGGCGAAAATGTTCGTAGAAAAAAAGTCGACTTGTTATTAAACAAGGAACCTAATCCATTTCAAGATATATCTAGCTTTCGAAGAAACCTCATTATCGACTATATACTTGATGGGAATATTTTTATTTACTTTGATGGGTCTGCGCTGTATCACATTCCAGCAAATCACATGGACATTATTCCAGACACAAAAACTTATGTGACTGGATATACATTTCAGAAGAGCACTAATTTTAGCCCCGATGAAATTATTCATATCAAAGAAAACAGCTTTAATAGTATCTACAGAGGCACAAGTAGACTGAGAGCTGCAAGAAGCACACTAGCAAAGCTGGTGAATATGCTTTCATTCCAGGATAACTTTTTTAAGAACGGAGCTGTCACAGGACTCGTAATAAAAAGCCCAGATATTATTAGCGAAAAGAATAAAGAGAGAATGATCCAATCTTGGATGACTAAATACTCTCCTACAGGCGGCGGAAGACGGCCTCTTATACTTGATGGAGGTATGACGCTTGACTCACTTTCATCTGTAAACTTTAAAGAACTGGATTTTGAAGAGTCAATTGATGCCGCTGAGAAAAAGATTATGAAAGTACTTGGAGTTCCTCCAGTACTTATGGATTCAGGTAATAATGCAAATATTAGACCGAATCACAGATTATATTATTTGGAAACTATACTACCTATTGTAACAAAAATCAATACAGCTTTAGAAAGATTCTTTGGGTATGAGATAACTCCAAATGTAACAAATATTCCTGCACTTCAGCCAGAACTCCGAGATGCAGGTAGCTATTACACAACCTTGGTTAACTCAGGTATTATTACACCAAACGAAGCTCGACATCAGTTGAACTTTGACAAGATGGTTGACCATAACTGCGATGAGATTCGTATACCACAAAACATCGCAGGTTCCGCAGTAGACGCGAGTCTAGGCGGAAGACCTCCAGGAGAAACAGATGCAGACGAAGAGTAAACGCCACGAAGCTTACCTAGGTATGTTCGAAGCCTTCAAGAAAGAAGGAAGAGAACTTAACATAGGAGAAGCAAAAAAGCTTTACCCAGAAGCAGCCGCAGCTCTCAGAAAGCACTCAGTAAGTATGGGTGCAGGCATGAGACGCCTTAAAAAGATTTTCAAAAACGAATGGCATGAAATCTATGAAACTAAGTTAAACATAGTTCATACGCCTGTTAAACCCACCCCGAAGACAGTAGATATTTCTTCTGACTCTTCAGAGGAGCTTTCCCCTTTAGATAAACTGAGAAAGGCTCGCAAAGAGACTCACTATGAATAAAATCTTTCATATTGGTTCAACATTTGAGAAGTCCCTTAATACCGAAGACAATGAGCTTTATATTAATGGGATGGCCAGCACGAAGGACATCGATCGAATGGGAGATACTATCCCTTCTGAAGCATGGACAAAAGGTGGTGGACTAGACAATTATAAAAACAACCCTATTATTCTATTTAATCACGATTACAATCGTCCCATTGGCAGAGCAGTTGAGCTTAGTACTGATGACAATGGTCTACAGCTAAAAGCAAAAATTGCTAAATCTGCTGGTGATGTTCGTAATCTAATTGAAGACGGCGTTCTTGGAGCTTTTTCTGTTGGTTTCCGAGTCAAGGACGCGGAATATCTTTCGGAAACTGATGGATTTAGGATCAAGGATGCAGAACTTTTAGAGGTATCGGTAGTTTCGATTCCCGCTAACCAAGCTGCAACTTTTTCGCTAGCAAAATCCTTTGACTCTGATTCTGAGTATGAAGAGTTCAAAAAATCTTTCACACAAGACTCCCAGGAGTCAATGCCTACCGACTTAGAAGAAGTCGAAGCACAGGAGAAAACTATGAGCGATATTGATATCGACGCTATCGTAGCCGCTACTGTCGAGAAGACTGCGGCTGCAATGGCAATGAAAGAAGCTGAGCGCAAAGCTGCAGATGAAGCGGCTGCTACTAAAGCTGCTGAAGAAGAAGCTGAAAAAGCTGCTCAGTCTGCTTCAATTGTTACCGCAGTTGAAACAGGTGCAGAAAAACTGCTGGCTGATGTTGAAGCCAAGCTTGCTGAGAAAGACGCTAACTTTGAAAAACTGATTGGCGAACTTTCTTCTGAGCTGAAAGAGAAGTCAGCTGAGATCGAAGCAATCCGTAACTCAAAGCGTGTTTTCGCAGATCGTGCAGGTCTGGAAAAAGGCTTTACTGAAGACCAAGCTGTTGAGGCTCACATTCTTGGTGTTGTTACTCAAAAGGGTATGGACACTAAGCTGGGTCGTGACATTATGGAGAAAGTCAATGAAAACGGTGGTGTACAGGTTTCTGCCTCTACAACTGCTGATTTCGAAAGCACTGTATCTACTGCAATCGAAAAGGACATTGAGCTCGAGCTTGTTATCGACCCAATGTTCCGTAAGCTGCAGATGAATGCTGCTTCAATGGTTGTTCCTTTGATGCCAGATGCTGGCTACGCTGAGTTCACCAGTGCTGCCGGTGCAGGCTCTGGTTCAGCCTACAAAGGTAATCTCGAGGCTCGTGGCGATACTGTCGGCTCACCTTACAACGGTTTGGATATGACATCTAAAGTACTTACCACTGGTAAGCTGGTGTCTAATTCTTATCTGGCCAACGAAACTGAAGAAGATGCAATTCTGCCTATTCTTCCTCTGATTCGTGACGCAATGGTTCGTTCACACGCACGCGCTATCGAGCATTCACTGCTTCTTGGTGCTTCTGCTGGTAACGATCTTATTAGCTCACCTTATAACGGTCTGGTTGCTGTTTCAGAAGCAAATGCTGGTACTGACGTACTGACTGCTGCTGGTACAGCAGCTTCTCCAGCTGATCTTACCGTTACTAACCCTGCGGATGAACTTCTGCGTATGCGTCAATCAATGGGCAAGTATGGTCGTCGTCCTGGAGATGTAATGTACATTGTATCTCTTGATTACTACTACCAGTTGCTGCAAGATGCAGACTTCCAGAACATCAACGAAGTTGGTGATCAGCGTGCAACTAAGATTACTGGTGAAATCGGAAACGTATTCGGTAGCCCAGTAGTTGTATGCGATGAGTTCCCAGGAGCTGCAGCTGGTGAGCCTTGTGCCGTTGCTGTTAATCCTATGAACTTCGTTGTTCCAGTCCTTCGCGGTGTTACCATCGAGCAGGATTACGAAGTCGCTAATCAGCGTCGTGTACTTGTAGCTTCACAGCGTCGTGGTTTTGACAATATGTTCTCAACCGCTGGACAAGCTATTACTTTGAAGTATGCTTCTTAAGTAGCATATTGAGGACGGGGGAGCTTCTGGCTCCCCCAGCCTTTAAGGGTTTTTGATGGCCGACTTACTCACATTAGATGATTATAAACTCCTAGAGGGTATTAATTCTTCTGACCGCGATGAGAAATATGAGTATTTACTTACGAGTGTAAGTAAGCTTATTAGGACTTACTGTGGCACAGAGTTTGATGCCTATACGCAGTTGCCTGGAAAAACCGAAACTTTTGATATACAATGGGATACTCACTTAGTTCAGCTAGAAGAGTGTCCTGTTATTAATATATTGAATGTATATGAAAGAGCTAGTCAGACAGAAGATTATGAAGAGCTGTTTCGAGATGGTACAAATAATAAATATGAGTGGTACTATGATAATATTACCGACTCTATTATTAGAACTGAAGAAAGCGGGTCATATAAATACTGGCCTCGCGGAGTTCAGTCTGTAAAAATTACTTATACAGCAGGTTACACTTCAATTCCAGAAGATTTGAGACTTGCTGTAGCAGATTTGGTTACTTATTATCATAATAATGAGCATAAAATCAATCAAGCGATCGGTTCTAGTTCGAGAGAAGGTCAGGCAAGTACGTCAATTCGTAATAATCCTGGGTTTCCCGATCATATTAAACGAGTTTTAGACTTGTATAGAGGCATTTAATGTCAACTGAGTTTCTATACAAACTTTTAGACGAACAGATAAAAGGGTTTGATAGACTCAATGAAGAAGCTAGAAAAGAACTAGCTACACATACTCATAAGCTCAATATATCTCAGGGAAGCTTACAAAGAGAAATTCTGTCACAAATCCCTAATCGTGGAGAATTATCTACAGAGGGACAAAGAAAGCTAGAAGCACTGGCAAAAGAGTATGCAAAAAAGATAGCTCAGAAGGTTTATTCTCAATACAATAAACCTTTTTATGACGAATGGACTAAAGTAACCGGA